GGCAGCCGTTTCATAATGGTCACATTGAACTATTTAAAGAGACACTTAAAAAAACTGGTCAAGTCTGTATAATGGTAAGAGACCAAGAACAGTCTGATTCAAATCCTTTTTCATTTAACGAGATATGCGAGCGTATTCATCAAGAGCTTAGAGATTATAAAGGCAAATACGAGATACTGCGTGTACCAAATATTACAAATATATGCTACGGTAGAGATGTTGGTTATAAGATTGAAGAAATTATTTTACCAAAAAACATACAACAGATATCTGCAACTAAGATTAGAAAAGAGATGAAAAAATGAATTTTAGATTTGTATTTTTAGGTCAATGTATCATGCACTACGAAACGCCACTTGATATATTTTATTCTATTAATCAAATATATGAAAATAAACTTCAACAGTTAAAACCAGCAAATAAACAATTAGTTGGTAAAATTATGAATGAACACTCATTATTTTATGATGGTGAAGACCAATCTAAAATGCAAAGACATAGTCATTTACCTGAAAATGTAAAATTGTGGTTTATGAGTGTGTTTAAACACTACTTAGAATTTAATCATATACGGCAATATGAAATGCACTTAAACTCTATTTGGGTAAATGAAATGAGGGCAAATGAATATAATCCTATACACATTCATCAAGGAAACTTATTTACAGGCCTGTCGTCTGTAATGATTTTAAAACTTCCAAGTACATATGGCATAGAGTATTCTGCTGAAAACACACCTCAAAATGGAAAATTACAAATACTTGGAGCAAGTAATGGTCAATTTGCAAAAGTTGATTTTGAACCACCTATGAACGTAAGAGATTTTTACATATTTCCGTATGATATGAGACACTGTGTTTATCCATTTAATTCAACAAATGAGGTTAGAAGAACGCTTGCTGCAAACTGCGATGTACTTTATAACCCAGTTATTAATAGAGGAGCAACTTAATATGATTATAACAGAACCGCGTTGGAAATCGCTAATAGTTGAAACAACAACACCATTATTTACACCAGAACAATGTAATTTAATTATACAGGCTGGTAGGACTCAACCTAAAGAAGACGCATCTGTAGGAGGGGGTAGTGGTGGTGTGATTGACACAAAAATAAGAACATCACACATTAGCTGGATTCCTTTTGACAAAATGCCTGAAATGTATAAGGTACTTGAAACAACAATGCATAAAACTAATTTAAATCATTTTGGGTTTGAAGGTATGCAGATAACAGAACCGGCACAATACACAGAGTATCCTGCCGGAGGATTTTATGATTGGCATATTGATTCGGACGTAAATTGTGTAAATGAACCACCAGTAAGAAAAATATCAATGACGTGTCTATTATCACACGATTCTGAATTTGAAGGTGGTGGACTTGAACTGATGTCAGAGGGTAAAATTGCAAGACCTAAACAAGGTCAAGCAATATTTTTTGCATCTTTTATTCGACATAGAGTTGTTCCAATCACACGAGGAACACGAAGGTCATTAGTAATGTGGTTTGGAGGTACGCCATTTAAATGACATATCAAATTTCATCAACACTCTCTCATAGAGAGTTACATTTTCCAACACCAATTTATATTAAAGATACAAATAATCTTTCATTAAGTAAAAGATTAGAACGTGATATCATAACTTGGTCAAATAAAGACGCCGGTGTACAACGTACAAATATGAATGGTTGGCACTCTACAACAGACATGCACACCAAACCTGAATATAAAGAATTAGTGGACATACTCTTTAATATGCAAAATGAAATATATAAAGAAGAAATGTTAGACTCGGAACCTTTTCTAGGAAATATGTGGGCAAACATAAATCCGCCTGGAGGCTATAATAAACCTCATATGCATCCTAATTCGTTATGGTCTGGAGTGTACTATGTAAAAACTTCAAAAAATTGTGGACATTTAAAAATAGAAGACCCACGTTCAGTTTCTTTAATGTCAAGACCAAATCACATAAAAGGAGAATTACCAAGTCGTTTATGGCGTGAGGTACACTATGAGCCAGTTACGGGTAGAATTATTATGTTTCCTGCATGGCTAAATCATTGTGTAGAACCAAATATGTCTAATGAGATACGTATATCAGTATCATTTAATTTTTTACAAAGGAGCTTTGTTGTATAATATGTCAACATTTCATTTAACAAAATATCAAGTAATTAAAAACGCCATATCTTTTGAATTGGCAAATTTTATATTTAATTATTTTCTTCTTAAAAGAGACGCAGTAAAGTTTTTATATGAAAATAATTTACAATCAGAAAACGCAATGTTTGGAACGTGGAAAGATCAACAAGTTCCAAATGTATATTCTCACTATGCAGATTTTGCTATGGAAACACTTTTAATGAAGGTTATGCCAGTAATGGTAAAAGAAACCGGATTAAACTTAATACCTACTTACTCTTATGCACGAGTGTATGAAAAGGGTTCAATACTAAAAAGACATAAGGATAGACCAAGTTGTGAAATTTCAACCACACTAAATCTTGGTGGTGACCTATGGCCAATCTTTATCGACCCAACGGGTTCAAATAACGTAATTGATGAATATAAAAATATAATGAAACCAAACGCTCCGGCTGGTGTAAGAGTTGATTTAGCACCAGGTGATATGTTAGTATATTCTGGTTGTGATTTAGAACACTGGCGAGAACCTTTTGAAGGTAATGTTTGTGCTCAAGTATTTTTACACTACAACCATTTAGATGGTAAATTTTCAAATGAAAACCTATATGATAAGAGACCTTTATTAGGTATACCTAAATTTTAATGTAATTGAATTTAGTATAAATATATAAAACAAAAAGTAATTATGTAAGATAAAATATAACAATGACCACAATTAGAAATTTAGTTGTAGAACAAGGCGCAACATTTTCATCAGACGTTACAGTTACAAATGACGATGGTACTGTATTTGACCTTACAGGTCATAACTCTTTTGGACAAATGACAAAGGGTTTTGATACTTCAAACGCAAGAACAACTTTTACAACAAGCAATAACGATGCAACTGGTGTAATAACCATAAGTCTTACAGCGATACAGACAGCGGCACTTGATGAGGGACGTTATGTATATGATGTTGTAATTGTAAAGACTGCGGATAGTACAGTTACAAGAGTGGCAGAGGGTATCGTAATTGTAAACTCACGTGTGACATCAAATTACTAATATTATCTTTAAAAATTATATAATTAAATTTTATAATACAGGCTTTTATTACACACAAGTCGTTACTATTAATTTATAGTATTATAAATATATCATAGACTAAAAAAAGAGTGAGAGATGGCCAGTCCTAATACAAGAGAAACATTAAAACAATACGCTTTACGTAAGCTGGGTAAACCAGTTGTAGAGATAAACGTTGATGACCAACAGTTAGAAGACCGTTTAGACGAAAGTTTACAATTTTATGCTCAATATCACTATGACGGTATACGTAGGTCATATTTAAAATATAAACTTACATCTGCCGATAAAACAAGATTAAAGGCATCTACACCAGAGACAGAAACGGCAACAGATGTTGTAGATAATTCAATTACAACTACATTTTTTGAAGCAAACAATTTTTTAGTAATACCAGAGACAGTTGTGTCTGTAATTAATATATTTCCATTTACCGACAAGGCCAACTTAAATATGTTTGATGTACGTTATCAATTACGTTTAAATGACCTGTATGATTTTGCCTCTACCTCAATTATAAACTATGATATTGTATTAAGACATTTAGACTTTTTAGACCAAATACTTGTGGGTATGAAACCAATACGATTTAATCAACACGATAATCGACTCTACGTTGATATGGATTGGGCAAATGATTTAGAAGTAGATGAATATTTAATTATTGAGTGTTATCGTAAATTAGACCCTACAACATATACAAATGTATTTAATGACCTTTGGTTAAAACGATACACAACGGCACTCTTTAAAAAACAATGGGGTCAAAATCTTTCAAAGTTTGATGGCGTAACAATGATTGGTAACGTAACACTTAACGGTACAAAAATATATCAAGAGGCAGTGGCGGATATAGAGGCGCTAGAAAAAGAGATACGAGATTCTTATGAAATAGCTCCCTCATTTATGATGGGATAAGATATGCCAAGTCCTACAGTTAATCACTATTTTCAATCAGGTAACGGTATAGGTTCTCTTGCAGAACAGAGACTACACGAAGATTTAATTATTGAAAGTTTAAGACAGTTTGGTCATCAAGTCTTTTACCTACCACGTTCAATTGTAAATAAAGATATTATACTTGGCGAAGATGTGGCAAGTAGATTTTCTTCAGCGTTTCCAATTGAGGCATACTTTGAAACAACAGATGGTTTTGCAGGTCAACAAGAATTAGTCTCAAAGTTTGGTTTAGAGATACGTGAAGATACTACATTTATGATTTCAAAAAGAAGATTTGACCTTTTAGTTGATTTAAAAACAACTTTAATAAAAGAGGGTAGACCAAACGAAGGCGATATAATCTATATGCCTTTAATGAATAGTTTTTTTGAAATATTATTTGTAGAAGACCAACAACCATTTTTTCAATTAGGAAATCTACCAGTTTACAAATTAAAAGTTACAAGATTTGAATACAGTTCTGAAGAAATTAAAACAGGTGTCGAAGAAATTGATGAAGCAGAAAGAACATACACGCTTAATCAGACAGACTTTCAAATACAACTGGAGGCAGAAGAGGGTGCTCTCTTACTTGAAAACGATAGTGCCGATGGAAAAGTACAATACTTTTTACTTGAAACTTATAACATACAGACACAGTCTAAGTTTGCCGCAAATAAAGATTTAGAAGACGAGGCG